AAGTCTTTTAGCTTCTTCAATTAATTTATCATAATGCTCTGTAACTTTTTGAATTTCTAAAGCCCTTTTTTCGTCTTCAGTAACCGCTTCAGCATTTCTTATTTCATCTTTTAATGTTTTTAATTCAGCAGCTTTTAAATCTTCTGCTTCCTGCGCTTCATCGTCTTTAAGTTTTTGTTCGTCTTTTAAAGCCTGTGCCGCTGCTGCTGCCTCTGCATTAAGTGCAATTATTTGGCTCGTTACCTCTTTTGCTTTTGAAAGTTTTGCAGTTTCAAGGTTAATAAGGTTTGCTTTTAAAGTTGCTTCTTCTTCTAAATCTTTTTTTGTTGATTTACCTAATGCATTTTCAGTAACCTTTGCATCAAGCCTTAATTTAGCAGCTTGTATTTCTTTAGCTGTAATTTCATCTTCTAATCTTCCTGCCTCTTTTAAAAATTCAACTCTTTGCTTAGTACTATAAATTTCTTTATTAACTGCTTTTTCTAATAACTCTGCCCTTGCTCTATTTGCTTCAGCCCTGTCAACAATTAGCTGCCTATCTAATTTATCTGCCTTTGCTCTTTGGTCTGCTATTTTTGCAGCGATTATACCCTCTTTTACAACTTCGTCTATTACAGAGGTTACAGATTTCTTTATTTCTTTATAAACCGCAATAACAGCGTTGTTTGCATCAACGATTTTTTTAGCTCCACTTGCAATTTTCTTTTCAACTAAGTCTAACTCCTCTCTTAGTTTTTCAGCTTCTTCGGAGTCACCTGTGAAATCGTTCCAAGCAATTCTCATTTTTAAGATACCCTTTTGCACCGTACCTGTCAAGATATCAAAGGACCCACCCATTCTGTCTATAACCTGTTTCTTTACAAACTCGTAGCCGCTTTTTAAAGAGTTCGTAAAGTTGTCCCAAGCCTTTTGAGGGTTTTCAAATGCATCGATAATAGTTTCACCTAAGTCTGCTATCATATCAGTGAACACCCCAACAGTTGCACCAATAACTCCCATTATTTTATTCCACTTGTTTTGACCCTCTTCTGAAGAGGTGAAGGCAGCACTTAATGAAGTTATTGCAATCAACAAAGCACCAATACCTGTTCCAATAATAGCAATTCTCATAAGGTTTAAACCCTTAGTCGCACCACTTATTGACTTAGTCATTCCTGTAAAGCCTGAAATAAGACCACCTGTCTTGGAATCAATTGTCCCCAAAACACCACTATAATCAGCAGCGTTTTCTTCTGCTTCTTTTAATGATTTATTTGCTTTTTCCCTTTCTTTTGTTACGTCTTTTAAACCTTTCTTTTCGTTATTTAAAGCGTCCTTTGTTTTGGCTATCTTTTTGTTTAAAGATTCCCTTGCCGCTAAGTTTGTTTTTGATGTCTTTTTTAATTGGTTTTCATAATCAAACAATTCATTTTCAAGTTCATCAATCAATTCCGTTTGGGCTTCAAAAGAACTATTTAATTCCTCAACATTTTTTTGTGCTGTGGCTGTATCTACTTTTAAACTATATTCTTTTACTATCATCCCTTACTGTTTTTTTTATTAATCTAAAAGCACCTTTAAAATCTTTTGGCAAAGCATATTTACCTTGTGCAATTCTTATGTTTTCAGAACCGCCACTTACTATCTGCAATAAATCTATTATATTTTTTATCATAACTAAACTTTGTTTAATAATTCCATATCACTTTTTCCTGTCTGTAAATTTGTTGTTATTGAGTTGATAATATAGTTCCTTGAATTTATAGTAAACGTATCGTTTAATTTAAAGCTATATAAAATCCGTAAAGGTAAAAATGCTGACACTTTTGTAATTCTTCTGCTTTCATTAAATATATCAATAATATACTCTGAATGATAGTTGTTAAATAACGTTTCGTCAAATCCACTTGCACCTGTATATTCATTTAATTCCAAACCAAAATTTATATTTTCAGTTCCACTTACAGGGTTTAAGTACAAACTATTTGAGGGAACCCAATAAGAATCAAGGTCGTTAAAATTAGACGCATCCTCTAAAAAGCGAATAGATGTAGTACCTCCACCTGTTTGGTGAACACCGTAAAAAATTAAAGGTTGCCCGATATATGGTTGTTGATTTTCATTTACTGAATAGCCCCATTGGATAGTTGTAGTATTACCATTGGCAGCATCTAATAGCCTTTCATATTTCATATGCTCAAAGGGTACTTCCACGTTATAAACCCTTGAAACAGCGTTGTAGTTTATACCGCCTTGACCATCTGAAGATGTACCACCAATGTAGTTTAAAGAACCCCAACCTGTACCTGCAAGTTGTTCGTGTTGCTTTGCTAAATAAGTTCCAAGACCCGCATATTGATATTTAATTTCTTTGTATGGTAAAGCTGAATTTACTTGACTTTTTGTTACATCAATGTAAGATGATATATCGTAAGTCACAGGTGCATCATTACCATCAATATCTGCTGAGGTGTAATAACTATAATTTGCTGTATTTGGTTTTGCTTCTAATGGTCTAACAACTATTGTATTTAAATCATTCACATAGGCTACCAAATTAAACGTTTTAAAAAGACCTGTTAAAAATGATATTATTGTGACATCGGGTATTTGTTCAGGAACAACAAAAGTAAATACTTTTTGAGCACTCACACTTGTAGCTGTTAAAACATCTGTGTAACTAACAGGCTCCTCTCCTGACGCCCTTGTAACCCCCTCAAAAGTTTGAACCACAGAACTAAATACAATAGCCTCGCTGTGCTGAACACTTATAATATATGTACCATTACCAACCAAAGCAGGGTTTTGATTAAAATTAAATGACCCTGTAACCTCAAAAGGCGAAGTATATATTGTTGTTCCATTTAAAGAAATAACAAGCCTGTAAGGGTCTGTTGTATTTAGTGTATTGAATTGAATTTCCCAACTTGTAATACTGTTAGGCTGCTCTATGTAGAAATTAGAAACAAAAAAGCCATTCCCTGTTGGAACTATTGCTGTCGGATTGGTTGCTGTGTATGGACCAATAGGACTGATAAAACTTGTAACCTGAGAAGCAGGGTCAACCGCACCGCTTTTCCTGTGCAACCACATATAAAGGTTATTGAACTCGGGGTTGTTTTCGTTAAAAAAATCCCTTGAAAAAACAATAGGAAAATCATAACCATTTGCTGCGCTGTACCTTGTTTCTATTTCTTCAATTATAGCGTATAATCTAACAGCGTATTTTAACTCATTCCATTTAACACCGTGAAAGTTTGAACCGCCTCCGCCACCGTGTGCATATAAATTACCTGAACCGTTAACGTGTGAAACGCTATCATAAAATAACCTTTGTGTATGAGTTATTAAAGGTGCAATAATATTTGGGTTCGTTGCAGTTAAATCATTTTCTAAATAATTTTCTATTTGTGCAGGGCTATATGTAAGGTCATAATCAGAACCTGCAAAAGCTAAAGCCCCTAATTTATCATCACCTAAAACATCAGGTAATTCAACCGTATTTCCAAAGAATGTAATTCTATATAAGTATGGTAAATTGTTCTTTAAATCAACCCCCTCTAACTTTATCCTACCTGTCTTGTAGGGTAATGAATTTAATTCTATTTGAGCAGGTTTTTTTAGCCTTGCATCAAAACCGTTTACAATATCATAATTATAAAAATGTTTAAATAAAATATTATTTACTTTAGAAGCAGGAACAGAAAAAGTCTTTGTGAAAGATGTAAAAATTTTATCAATATCTTTTACGTTTTGAATTGTCTGCGTAATAGAAACCGTTTCGTCTTTAAACAAATCAATTCTTTGACCCTCAATATATAGCTGTAATTTTTGCATCTATGTTATTTCTATGTTATCGTATGTTATTTATATAATCAAACGCATCTTCAAACTCAATTGTGTAATCTATTAACCTATCATTTAAAGAAGTTTTCAACTTTATGCTTGAAGATTTAACTCGAACGGGTATTCTCTGTTCTGAAGAAGGATTCCTTTTATTATAAACTATCATCCAAACGTACTCACTTAAAAGTAACTGCTCAAAGTATTCAACAGCCCCCTCGGGATAATACCCTGAATTTAAAATATAAGACTTTTTAGCTTGTGTATTAAAAGTTTTTACAGGTGCATCACTTGTAATGTAATATGGGTCAGGGTCATCAAAACGCATTGTATTTGCTTTATAGTTTTCATTTTTCCTGCTAAGGGTTTGAACTTCTTTTAAAGAAAACCAAAGGTCTTGCGCTACACCGTATTTATTAATAAAATTTATCTTTCTACCATCTCCATATTTACTGCAATTTATACGTGTGATTTTTAAATCTTCAGTTATATCAGTACCCGCAATACTTGTTGAAGCTGAATTGTAATAATAAGAAGAAAAAGCACCTGCACTTGTCATTCCTGAAACAAAGCCATCTTCACCAATAGGTACAAATATTTCAAATTCTCTAATAGAATAAGATTCAGATTTTATTGGTGCAATTAACCAACTACCTAAAGTCGTGTCAACAGGGTTTACAGGATTGGAACCATCAACATAAAGACCGTATGCTTCCCAACCAACGTCATTGAAAACAGTAGGGCTCCCTACCACACTACCTGTTCCATTTAAACCTGTGTAAGCTGTTAAGGTTGTAATGATATTTATTGTTTGAGGGTAATTATTGGAAGTGTAAGGTACAGTTAAATAGTCCCTGCATAATTCAGATATTTCAAATACACCGTTTAAGAATGTTTCTCTGTTTTTATTTATTGTGTACCTGACAGTTCCGCCAATGCTTAAAGTTAATTGTATTGAGTTAGCAGATGCCGATGCAGACTTAGTTTTGTACTGTGGACTTCGTAATGCTATATTTGCCATTGTTTATTTTTTTATTCCTAATATTATGTTATTTTCTACATCTATTGCAAAGGCATTTATTATCTCATCACCCAATCTTGCCTCACCTCTTTCAAAAGGTTTTGAAAAGAAATGGTTAGCTTTTAATCCTTGAGCGTAAATACTTTTCTGTAACCAAAAACCCATTGACCTGTAAGAACCCTTTTTAAACTGTCCTGCACCCTTTTTACCTTTACCAACTCTAAACCTTATATTCTTTTTCTTTGCCCAACTTATAAGCATATCTAAAGGCGGCATTTTAGATTTGTATTTAAACCTACTCATTGGTGCTTTTTGAACACCAACCCTGCCCGTAATACTGCTATTTACTAAACTTGGATTTGCACCCTTAACACCCTCGTCAACAAATGGTCCGTAATCTTCCATTGAAAACTCAACCAATATTGCATCATCTTCAATTATAATATCAGCAGACAATGAATCATACAAGGCACCTTTTTTACCATCTTGTGTAAGGTTTTTTCTTGCCTGTTGTATTACATATTTTGCATACTTATTTAGTTGGGCATCTAATTCTGCATAATCCATTAGCAGATATATATATCGTTGTAAATCATAACAGTAATATCAGCAGTCCAACCTGCTAACTTATTATCAAACCTGTCATAAAATGGCTGCAAACTTGGAACTCCATCTAATTGGTACATATCTGTGTAAAGTGTTCCTTTTCTTAATCGCTGTATAAGCCTGTTTAAGACTGCGAGTTGAGTGTTTAGAATATCCTGAAGGTTATCATTACCTGTAAATCTATCAACCGTTAAATCCTTTGATTCGTTTACTACATCACAGGCTAAAATGCTAAGGCTAAAAACCAAAACGTTTTCTTGGTCTTGTACATTATTTACAATGATATGCCCTATTGGAAATATATCTTGTTTGTAGAGGTTTATATCTGTTATATCACCTGTGCTTACAGTATTGATATTTTTGTCTTGTAATAATTCCTGCTTGATTACTTCCGTTAATTGATAGTAACCCCTTACACCCTCGTTTGCCATTATTTAAATTTCTTTTTAATTTCTTTTGCTTCTACATCTGCCTTGTCTTTCATAAACGAAAGCATCATAAAACATTCGTGCATACTTAATTTAGTGATATCTTCAAATCGTCTAATGTCTCCTTTAGCGAGTCCATAAATTGATTGATACCAACCCCATTTTTTTGAGAATTGAGATACTGCGTCAAGAGTTCCGTTTCCTGATTGTCCAAAGAGCTCGTCATAACTGTTGATAATTCTATCCCTAAATTCCACAAAAAAAAAACTGCGCCCATAACCGCATCCATAGGCATATCTAACATATCACTTGCTGTGTCTATATTATAATCCTCAATAGAATATCTTTCCTTAACGCTTACCAAAATAGGTCTGTAAAGCACGTTCATTGCTTTCTCCATATTATCCCAATCACTAATAAAAGTATCAAGGTCAATGTATTCACCTAAAGTCATTGCATCCAATTCAGGATGAAAACCATATTGAGTTTTACCGAGTTTAAACTTTTTAACCAATGCAGGTTTTTCTTCAAACATATCGCTAATGATTTTTACAATGCTTTCTGAATCAGATAACTTTAAACGCATAACATCTTCAAGATTAACTTTACAGAAAACCTGTATCATTTTAGCATTTAAAAACCTGTCTTCTTTTGTTTCTTTTTGAATTTCTAAGAACTGCTTGTATTGTCTTAATGTAATTTCATTTAAAGAACTCGGAATGTTTATTTTGATTGGCATATCTATATAACGTATTTAAAATTGATTTTTATAAGAGTAAAGGTAATAAAAAAAAAGACAGCCCTTTTTAGGCTGCCTGTTCAATTATAATGTTTTTTGTATGTGCTTACTAAGGTTGTTCTCTAATACGCTCTATTTCCCTTTCTAAATAGTCTTTAGCCTTAAGTAAGTCGCCTAACTCATCTTCTTTTCTGCCTGCACGTATAACATACTTTAAAATGTTACCTCTGCAGAAATTTAACCTGTAATCATTTATGATATCAATTACATCATACTGACCGTTTCCCTCGTAATGAATTTGTGTACCTTTCATATTTATATGTTAAAAATTAAACCTACCACCATTCTTGTTAAAAAATAACTCGGTGCTAATATCAATACTATAATTTGAAACCTCTTAAATTGTTTCCCTAACCTACCTGCTTTGCTTAATGTTTTCATATCTGTTCTGTTTTAAATGGGGCTTTCGCCCCGTTGTTTTTACATTGTTTCTAATTCTAGTGACATATTAGCTGACTCTATAGGGCTCATATTCATTCCTTGAAACCCTACAATATAAGCGAATTTCATTTGGTCTTTTGTTAGTTTAATGTTTTCCCTTACTATTGTTACTACGAAATCTAAATATGTCATTTTGTTCTGTTTTAGTTTGGCTTATTATTAAGCACACACAAATATAAAACATATTTAGTTATAAACAAAACATTTAATAACTTTTTTTAATTTATTTTTTTAATGGAGTGCATATCTTCCAAAGTTCGGTCTTGACAATATAGAATATGTAGCGTAACGGGTTGGGTCAATAAGATGATTGTGTTTATCTTCAGGCACGTTTGTAAGCGTTCCGTTTTTATCTTCAATCCATTTGTAGTTTCTAAATTCAGAAATAGCATTTGTTGAGGTTGCAAGGATATGTATTTTATACCTCTTTAATAAATCAATACCTGCATTTACAGAACCTTTACCTTTTACACTTGAAAAAACATTATGACCCATTCGTCTTAGTTCTTCAATTAAACGTGGCTCGGCACTATCTGCATAAATTGGGCTACTTGTAAGTTCTTCATCCCTTAGGAATATATTTATATCCTGCGTTGTCATTTGAGTTCTGTACAGGTGTTCTTTTACATAAAGGTTATAATCTAAAGTATAAACAGAAACCAAAGTGGTAGGGTCA